CCCTTCTCGCTATGCGTGGGGGGTCTGAAATCTGTGGATAACCCTGTGGAAAACCCGCATCTGTGGACAACCCTGTGGAAAACGTCATCGTCAAAATTTCCGGGCTGTGGAAAACTCAGCCTGTGGAAAACCCCCTGTGGACAACCAAAACGACTCGAGGAGCGCCATGCCGCCAGGATCAAAACCTCTTCCCCCAGGAGAAGCCGTCGACCAGAGAAAGTCGATGTTCACTTGGAATCTCGCCGAACTTGAAGGCTGGCAACACGGCAAAATCCCAGCGCCCGCCGCCTCCCTCTCCGCTCATGGAAAACGCGCGTGGAAGACATGGATGAACGCCTGGTGGGCCAGCTTCTATTCAGCCGAGGATCTGCCAGGACTCCAACTGCTCGTCATGCTTTACGACAAAGTCATGCTCGAGGAGATTGACGTGACGAAGATTCTTCCGCTGCTGGATCGTTACGGCATCACCCCGAAGGGTCGCCAAGACCTACGATGGGCGCAGCTGCCAGCGAAGGCAGAAGCCTCCACCCCGACTCCCGAAGTCCAAGATGAGATTGCCGAACGTCGACAGACTCGCCGATCCAACTTGGCGTAGGACATCCATGTCACTCACTCGCCTCACCGCCCCTACCGACTGGCCGACTCTTGGCTGGCAAGTCATCGACTGGACCGAAAAGTATTTGTGCCACGGCCCTGGCGATATCCAAGGCGAAGAACTCGTCTGGGATGAGGAGTTCTGCCAAATCATCCTCGACTGTTACCGCCTCTTCCCGAAAGGCCATGAGAACGAGGGACGCCGTGTGGTGTCGTATTTCGGGATCTCTATGCCGAAAGGTAGGGCGAAGTCAGAGTTTGCCGGCGCTATCACCTGTGCCGAACTCCTCGGCCCTGTCCGCTTCGACGGCTGGGACGCCAATGGCGAGCCGGTAGGAAAACCTGTCACATATCCGTTTATTCGTCCGTTAGCCACGGAAGAGAACCAAACCGGCAACACCTACGGCAACGTCCAAGCCATGCTGGAACACGCGCGCGAACAGTTCCCCTCCGAATGGGGTTTCTCGCAGCTCGACATCGGATCCACCCGAACCCTCATCGGCAAAGGCGGCCGGTTGGGTGAGGTTCGCCCCTCGACTGCTGGCGCTGCCTCGAAGGATGGTGGCAAAGAAACCTTCGCAGTGGTGGACGAACCGCATCTCTACTATCTGCCGGAGTTGCGGCAAATGCACGCCATGGTTCGTCGAAACACTCGGAAGCGGAAGATTGCTCAGCCGTGGATGTTGGCGACGACCACGATGTTTCAACCTGGGCAGCATTCGGTGGCGGAGGATCTTTATGACGAGGCCGAGAAGCTGATGGAACGTCAGGACCGCTCTTTCAGTTTCTGCTGGCATCACCGGGAAGGTTCAATCTCGGAATCCTCCTGGGACGATGACGCCGCCCAACTCGCCTCACTGAAGGAGGCGTATGGGCCGGCAGCGGAGTGGATGGATCTGCCAGGAATGATCGAACACGAAATCCGAGCGCCAGGATCAGTCAAAGCGGAAAACGCCCGCTACTTCCACAACCTTCGATGGAAGGGCGAACAGCGCGCCATCGACCCCGACAAATGGGATTTGCTGGCAGCTCCTCAACTCAACCCCGAAGGCGGAGAAATCATTGCCATCGGCTTCGACGGCTCCGACCGTGGTGAAAACGCCGACGACACTGTCCTTGTCGGCTGGGTACTCACCGACAAACCCCACCTGTTCCTCATCGACGCTTGGAAACGTCCCGAGTTCGCCGGCCGTGACTATCGGGTCCCTCGAGAAGAGATCCGAGAGAAAGTGTCCGAACTCAAAGAGACCTTCGAAGTTCGCCGGTTCGCCTGTGACCCTCCCGGCTGGCGTGAAGAAATCGAGTCTTGGGACAAAGAGTTCGGCGAAGCATTTGGAGAACCCATTGTCGTCGAAGTGTTGACGAACCGTCCGACGAGGATGGGACCGGCAATCGACCGCTTCCTCGAGGCCATTGACGAGGGATCTTTCACCCATGATGGTTCGCCCGAATTGCGCGAGTATGCGTTGAATGCTTTGTTGACAAAATCAAAAGGCCGATCCGATCTCCCGGCAATCGTGAAACCTACGATTGACTCAAAGATCGACGGATTGGTCGCCGCCATTCTCTCCTACGATGAGGTAGCCCGAATGACTCCCGAACAGCCAATCGCCCCGTTTGCGATCCTCGCATGAAAACCGCTTTTGCGTTTATCATTGCTGGACTAGTCCTGCTCACGGTAGGTCTAGCCCTCTCCCCTATTCCTTGGCTCGCGTTATGTGTGCCAGGCGTCGCCCTCATCGTGGCCGGCTTATTGAAGGACGTTGAATGAGACTTCTGGACAGACTACGCAGCGGCAACCCAGAGCAGCTCGAACGCTCCTACGCCAACGGCCTCACCTTCGAAGACGTCCTCGCCATGTTCTCCTTCAACGGGAACATCTACCAGGGCATCTCTTCCCCACTTCGAGCGCCAGGCAGTGCAGTCTCCGCCAACTTCTCCGGATATGTGCAGGGCGTCTACAACCAGTCCGGAGTCGTCGCCGCTGCTGTCACAGCGCGCGCGCTGCTCATGTCACAAATCCGGTTCCAGTGGCGTTCGCTGTTGACAGGAGAAACCGGTCGACTGTTCGGCAACACTGAACTTTCCGTCCTCGAACGCCCAGGGGACCTCACTCGAGCGGAACTTCTTTACGCGGCCGAGCAGCACAACAGTCTCGCCGGAAACGCTTTCTTCTACCGCAACGGTGGCCAACTCCGCCTTCTCCGCCCCGACTGGGTCACTGTTGTCTACGGCTCTTATGAAAACGATGTGGACCCGACAGCACAGCTCGACGCTGAACTCGCCGGCTACTCGTACCAGCCTGGCGGCATCTCATCGCAAACCCCACCGGTATTCCTCGCCCCGTCACAGGTTGCACACTGGAAACCCGAACCGGATCCTTTGTATTGGTGGCGTGGACAGTCCTGGATCGGTTCGGTTCTCTCCGAAATCACCACCGACCGCCAAGCCACCGAATTCAAATCGAAGTTCTTCGCCAACGCCGCAACCCCTCAACTCATCGTCACCCTCGACCCGCACACCACCCAGCAGCAAGCCACCGACATTGCAGCTGTCATCAACCAACGCCACGAAGGCTCCTCCAACGCCTACAAAACCTTGGTCCTCGGTGGCGGCTCCGATGTCAAGGTCGCCGGCTCAAACCTGCAACAACTCGACCTCAAAAACACTCAGGGTGTCGACGAAACCCGCATCGCCCTGCGCGCGCGAGTCCCAGCCACCCTCCTCGGCATCTCCGAAGGCTTGGCAGGTTCGGCACTTAACGCCGGCAACTACTCTCAGACCCGTCGCATGTGGTCCGACGCCTGGTTCATGCCAACAGCCCAGAACCTTTGTGCATCCATGGAACGGATCTTGGCTCTTCCGGTCGGAACACCGGCCGAACTGTCTTTCGACCAGTCGCAAATCATGTTCCTTCAGGAAGACCGCAAAGACGAAGCCGAAATCCGAGCCACACAAGCCTCTTCTATGCGCCAACTCGTCGAAGCCGGCTTCGAACCGTCAACAGTCACCAAGTTCATCGCCACGGGAGACACCACAGTCCTGCAACACACAGGCGTCTTCTCTGTGCAGCTCCAAGCCCCAACAGAAGGACAGCCCGATGCCGTATGACGTCCTCCAAGGCGTCGAAGGCTGCTCCGGCTGGGCTGTCGTCAAGACAGAAGACGACGAGATCATGGGCTGCCACAGTTCAAAAGCCGAGGCAGAGGATCAACTGACGGCTTTGAATATTGCCGAATATGGTGAGAACTCTTATCACACCAAGAAACCTCGAGATCCGAAACCCGGTTACGGCAAACGCGCTCCGGCACCGAAAAAAGATCAGATCGTCGGCTCCGATGAAAACAAACCCGGATCGGCAGCAGGCAAAAAAGGCGAGATAGAAATTTCGGCGACCACCGAAAAAGCACTACAAAACAAGGTCGACGACCACAACGAAGCCATGGAGAAACGGGATCGACCGTCATGGACTCGAGTGACGTTAGGCGCTTTGAAATCTGTTTACCGTCGAGGAGCAGGCGCCTACTCAACATCGCATCGTCCAGGCATCGGTCGTGCCCAGTGGGCAATGGCCCGAGTGAATGCGTTTCTTTATCTTTCCCGGACAGGACGCCCCGAGAACGCTGACTACAAAACCGACTTCGACCTCTTAAACAAAGACCATCCGAAATATTCGGAGGCGAAACGATCAGACGAGCCGAGAGCTGCCGACTCGTACCCTCCGACAGACGGAATGGTCGAAGAAGCCCAACGTGGTCTCGACTGGCGAAGCGAATTTGGTCGAGGCGGAACCGCCATCGGCATCGCACGCGCCCGAGACATTGTCAATCGCAAAGAACTCCCCATCAACACCTGGCGAAGAGTCAAAGCATTCTTCGACCGCCACGAAGTCGACAAAAAAGCGGAAGGCTTTAGGCCAGGAGAAGACGGATTCCCCAGCAACGGCCGAATTGCTTGGGCGCTTTGGGGTGGAGACGCCGGTTACAGCAGAGCCAAGGCCATCATGGAAGACTTCAACAACGACGAAAGGTCCGTCATGGACGAAATCAGAGGCATCGACGGCATCTACCCCGTCACACCACTCCAAAACCATCTTTACGAGGTACTCGAGGAAACTGTCGACGTCTTCGGACAGTTCGAACAGGGAATCGGCGCGCAAGGCGCCCACTATGTCGGCCCTGAAGACAACCCGTTCGCCTCAGAAGGGATGGTTTGCTCCAACTGTGCATTTTATGAAGGACCGCGCGCGTGTGAAATAGTTTCAGGCGACATCGACCCCGCCGGAATCTGTAAATTCTGGGTCATCCCCGAATCTCTGCTCACAATCGAAGACCCGGCCGAACTCATCGTCGAGGAAGAACCCATGATGGAAATGGAATCAGCACGTTCCACCGAAACACGCTCCGATCTGTACCGAAACGTCCCCTTCGAGTTTCGTGCGGCAGAAGACACAGGCGACGGCCTCACCCTCACCGGCTATGCAGCTGTCTTCAACCGTTCCACCATGATCGACAACTATGAAGGCCGATTCGAAGAACGAATCCGCCCAGGAGCGTTCAAACGTTCCATTAACGCCAAAATGCCGGTCCTTCAATTCGAACACGGCCGCCATCCCCTCCTCGGCTCTATGCCACTCGGACAAATCACGAAACTTCGCGAAGACGAACACGGCCTCTATGTCGAAGCCCGACTCGCCGACAACTGGCTCATCCAACCAGTTCGCGACGCCATCGCCTCCGGATCCATCGACGGAATGTCTTTCCGATTCCAGGTAGTTCGAGACAGCGTCGACGAATCAGGCGATACGCCAGTCCGCACCCTCGAGGAAGTTAAACTCCTCGAACTCGGACCGGTAGTCTTCCCCGCCTACGCTGAAACCAGTGTTGGCGTTAGGTCTGCCGATCTGTCACCACTGTTCTCACTGCCCCAAGATGACCGCCAGGCCATCGCCAGGGCGCTTGTTCTCGGCACCCAACCCGAACCCGCCAGCAATGGCACTTCGGAGCGGCCCGCCGATTCTGACCAGGACTCGCAACAGCACTCCGGTCTGTCCCCCCATCAACGCAGCGCACAACTGCGAACAATCGAAGGAGTCCTCTAATGGACGAAAAGAACCTCCGCGATGGCGTTGACTATGTCAAGGCTGTTTTGCGCGAAATGCACTCAAACGCTGAAGAGCGTTCATTTGACCCAGACGAGCAGGCTGAATGGGAAGCCGGCGCCGAGTTTGTACGCACCTCCGAGGCCGAATTGGTCGCCCTCGAAGAGCGCAAAGCTCGTATCGCTGACTTTGCACCAGTCGCCAAAGAAACAGGAGATGGCGCTGTGACGTCAATCAACATCAACACCCACACCTCACGCGACGCGTTTGACCATGGAACCCTTGCCGCCGATGGTGGCTCGGAACTCCGTGGCCGTGCGCTCGACGTGATCGAAAAGCACCTCCCGTCCTACGTCGACGACGCAGCCCGTGAGAATGCAACCAAGCTCATCGAACGCCGCTCCAAGTTGGACGCCGACGTTGTGGCCCGCCACATCGTTCGCACATCCTCCCCAGAATACCTCCAGGCGTTCGAGGATTACATCGAAAACCCCCAGGCTGGAATGCCCCGCATTCTTGGCAAGGGTGAGGCACGCGCCGCGATGTCGCTTACAGCGGCAAACGGTGGCGTTCTCGTCCCGCAGTTCCTGGATCCGACCATCGTTCTCACGAACGCCGGTTCGGCCAATGCAGTCCGTCAGCTGGCCGACGTTGTGTCCATCACGACCGACCAGTGGGATGGCGTCACTTCAGCAGGCGTCACCGCTGATTGGCTTGCAGAAGGTACGGAAGCGGCAGACGCCACTCCGACCTTCCAAGGCCCGACCATTTCGGTCCACAAGGCAGCAGCGTTCCTCTTCGGCTCATACGAGTTCCTTGCCGACTCTGGTTTCAACCAGGTCGCCGAACTCATCGCCGACGCGAAGGACCGTCTGGAAGAAATCTGCTACATCAACGGCACCGGTTCGGGTCAGCCTTTCGGTCTGATCACTCGCCTTTCCGGCACCGGCCCAGTCGTCAACGGAACCTCAGGCGCTGCCGGTGCAGCGAACCTCGTGGCCGCTGACGCCTACGCCCTGGACAACGCACTCGGCTCACGTTTCCGTCGCAACGCTTCATTCCTTGCAGCGAAGGCGACCTACAACGAGCTTCGTTCGGTGACCGACTCCCGCACCAACTTCTGGTCTGACTTCGGTGGCGGCCTTCCGGCTCAGCTCATCGGATACAACACCTACCAGAACGAGGCAATGGACACGACCATTGTTTCCGGCTCCAACGACTTCGTCCTCGTCTTGGGCGACTTCGGAGTTGGCTACAAGATCGTCGACCGCATTGGCGTCGAGATCATGTACGAACCGATGGTCATGGGTGCCAACCAGCGCCCAACTGGTCAAGCCGGATTCTTCGCCTTCTGGCGTACCGGTGCAGACGTCATCACCTCCAACGCCTTCAAGGTGCTTAAGGTCTGATCGTCTGACAAGAAGTGAACCGGACCTCTCAGCGTCGGGGCTGAGGGGTCCGGTCCACGCCTCCCCGATATCCCCGA